AACACAGACCGAAGCCTGGTCCCCACCCGAATGGGCCAAGGACGTGCCGGCGGAACACCACGCGCTCTTGAAGGCCAAGAACTACAAGAGCCCGGCTGACGTTATCGTTGCCTATGCGAATGCTCAGAAGGCATTGAGCGGCGACAAGGTGCCGGTGCCCAAAGATGGCGTGTGGGATGCGGATGCGAGAAAGAAGCTCGGCATTCCCGACAAGCCGGAAGACTACGCGACGGCGATCAAGAAGCCAGAGCTTCCCGAGGGCATGAAATGGGATGAGGGTTTCGAGAAGGCAGCGCTACCCGTTGCCCACTCTCTCGGCCTCACGCCTAAGCAGCTTGAAGGCTTGATGAGCTTCTATGGCGCGCATCAGGCGGAAGCGTTCAAAGCCTCGCAGGCAAGCCTTGTCACGGCGGCGGAAGAAACGGCAGCGGCGTTGCGCTCCGAGTTCGGCCCGCAGTTCGAGGCCAAGCTGACGCAGGCTAAGCGCGTCGTGCAGCAATTGGGCGGGCCTGAAGTCGCGAAGGCGTTGAACGAGACGGGCGCGGGTAACAACCCGGAGCTTATCAAGCTGTTCGCCAAGATCGGCGGCATGATGGGCGAGGACCAGCTCAAGAGCGGTGCGAGCGGTCAATTCGGCATGGGGACGGAAGAGGCGAAAGCGGAGATCCGCAAGCTGCAATCGCACCCGGCCTATATGGACAAGTACCACCCGGAACACGGGGACATCATCACGAAGCTTGGCGAGCTGCATAAGACGGCATTCCCGGAGGCGGCGTGATGGGGGCGGCATTGGTAAAATTCGCACTGTTAGTTAGTGGCGACCATGGGCAGGATTTTGACTTCTCTAGCAGCGTTTCTGGCGAAGCGGCTGATGCGTTTGTTGGGCTCCATTCCGACGCTCAGCGCAACGCGGTTAGCCGTCTCGGAGTATTGATTAGCGAGGCGTTTCCGAAAGTGACGGCGGAAGCTTCCAAGAACGAACGGTTCAAGACGCTGCTTGATCAGGCGCGCGATGGTGGCGTCACCCGAGAACAGCTAATCGAGTTTTTCAAAGAATAATCCGTACACAGACTTTCCCCGGACACGCCTAACAAGCCCCGGTTGACGACGCGAGAACAGAGCGCGGGACGAGCGGTCCCTAAACGCGAGGAATGAGCCCGGTCTAACCGGACACCTCTCCGATTGAGAACTTCAACCTCAACGGAGACATTCAATGTCCCAATACGTCGAAACTGCTTTTGTAAAGCAGTACCACTCTACAATGAGCCATCTGGTTCAACAGAAGGGCTCGCGTCTTCGCGAAACGGTCAACGTCGAGACGTTGGTCGGGCGCGAAGGTTACTACGACCAAATCGGCGCGGTGACGGCTCAGGCCCGAACCACACGCCACGGCAACTCCCCGGTCATTTCGACCCCGCACGCGCGTCGCCGCGTCACGGGCTCCGACTTCGAATGGGGCGATCTGATCGACAAGCAAGACCGGTTGCGCATGTTGGTGGACCCCGCGTCCAACTACCTGCAAGCCGCTGCTTACTCGCTCAGCCGTAAGCTCGACGACATCATCATCGCCGCCGCCACGGGCACTTCGTACACGGGCGAAACCGGCTCCACGAGCGTTGCGCTTCCGACCACGCAGAAAGTCGCCGTCGCCTCTACCGGCCTCACGCTGGCGAAGCTTCTCACCACCAAGGAAATCTTGGACGGGAACGAAGTGGACCCGGAAGAACAGCGTTTCTTCATCGCGTCGTCCAAGCAGATGACCAATCTGTTCAACACGACCGAAATCAAGAGCGCCGACTACAACACCGTGAAGGCTCTGGCCGCAGGCCAGGTCGATACGTTCCTCGGGTTCAAGTTCATCCGTTCGGAACGTCTCGCATACCTCACGACCACGAACCGCGCCTGCATCGCTTACACGCGATCGGGCATCACGCTCGCGATTCAGCAGGACATCCAGACCCGTCTGGCTGAGCGTCCTGACAAGAGCTTCGCGATGTACGCCTACGCCTGTCTCACTGCGGGAGCCACCCGCATGGAGGAGGAAAAGGTCGTGCAAGTTTCGTGTCTCGAATCGTAAGGAACAACGCACATGCCTACCCTTTACGCATCCAACTTCACGAAGTACCGCAACGCGGCGGTTCTCGGCACGGCGGCGGGCACCGTCATCGGGCCGAACCAATGGAATGGTCCGTTCCGTTACGACACCTACACGACTGACGGGACGGAAACGACCAGCTCGCTCATCTACTTCGGCATTCTGCGCCAAGGTGAGACGTTCATGGGCGGTCACATGACGGCGCCGATCATCAAGACGGCCGGCACCATCATCTTGGGCGATGGCGGATACACCGACCTCAATGGCAACGCCATTGCGGCCGATACTGACCGCTATCTCACGTCCACGTCCGTTGCTGCGGCTGTGGCGGCGCAACTGATCCCCCAAAGCGGCATCGGCTTTTCGAAGCTGGGGTCAACGAGATCGAACACGTATGCCAACCCGATCGATGGCAGCCGCGGCGACTTGCTGATCTACGCCACTACTGGCGGTGCGACTTACGCCACCGGCAAGGAGATCGAGGTCGTCTTCCACGTGAACAGTCCCTCGAACTAGTGCCGAGCACAACCGTACTAAACGGCATCGAGATTCTCGGCGACGCTCCACCCGTCGCCGGGAACTTCCCAGGCCGGTGTTTGGTCATAGGATCAAGCGCCGGTCTCTGGGATGACGTGCGGGCTTTGTATCGCCAAGACAGCGAGAGCCGGTACGACTATTGCGGGGTGAACTTCGGGGGGCACTTCTGGCCCTTCCCGCTGAAGCATCTCGTTAGCCTCCATTCCAACTATCTCCAATATTGGCTTCCCTTCCGGCTCAAGACGTTCAGCCAGGGGTGGATACACACGCACGCGGCAAAGCCTGAGCCGCAGGTTGAGACGGTGTGGAATTTCGTCAGGCCGGCTGCGATGAGCGGGCTGTTCGCTTGTAAGGCCATGCTCGCGTGCGGGTACGAAGAGATCGTGCTCGTAGGCAATCCGATGGACGACAGCGGGCACTTTTACGACCCGCCCGAGAACTTCCTGTGTCCGGGCGAGACGGCCTCGTTCGAGCGCATGCGCTACCACCATCGAGACAACATGATCGAATGGGAGCAGGCATCGATTGAGGAATTTAAGGGCCGGGTTAAGTCGATGAGCGGCCACACGCGCGAGATCCTTGGGGCACCGAAATGACCGACTTCACCGCCAGCGAAGTCAACATCTGCAATCTTGCTTTGCAGCAGATGGGGCGTAGCACGCGCATTGCGTCTCTGTCGGAAACGACCACGGAAGCCGGGCCAATCTGCGCCCTGCAATATCCGATTTCACGTGATGCGGTTCTGAGGGCTTTCCCCTGGAACTTCGCGCAACGCCGGGCGGCACTGACCGCCTTCGTCGAGGCCCCCGCGTTCGAATACGCGAACCACTTCAAGCTTCCGAGCGACTTCCTGTTTCTGACGGAAATCTTCGGCAGCTATGACGCGCCGTACAAGCTAGAGACGTTCAGCAGTTCGTCGTCAGGCGCCATCCGCGTCATCGTCACTGACTTGGGCGCCCCGCTGAACATCCGCTACACGGCCCGCATCTCAGATGCGTCTCTGTTCGATGCGCTATTCATCACCACGCTTGCCGCTCACATGGCAGCGGAGATGGCCATACCGCTCACCGAGACACGATCCAAGGCAGACGGGCTTTACCGCATCTATCAGCAGAAGCTCATCGAAGCGCGCAAGGTAGACAGCCAAGAAGGCACACCGGACCCGATGCAATCTGGCTCCTGGGTCGATAGCCGCTTCGGTACCGATATTCCCCGCTACTCGGACTTCGCCCCCTGAGCACGCGCTCGCCCTTACCACAAGCATCATTCTCCGCAGGTGTCATCAGCCCCAGGCTTTGGGGCCGGTCGGATGTTGCCAAGTACGCAAGCGGCGCGGAGACGATCAAGAATTTCATCGTCAGGCCGGAAGGTGGTGTCCCCCGCCGGCACGGGACGCGCTTCGTTCATCCGCTGCGCGATGTGAGCGAGAAGGGGCGGCTCATCCCGTTCCAATACTCGACCATCCAAGGCTACATGACGATATGGAACGACGGGAAACTGCGTTTCATCAAGGACCGGGCGATCCTGACCCTTACCGCTCAAAACATCACCAACATCACGCAGGCCAATCCGGCAGTCGTGACCTACTCAGGGTCCGACACGTTCACGGCAGGCGACAAGGTCACGATCACGGGCGTGGTCGGCATGACGCAAGTGAACAACCGGGAATTTACGGTTGGGACCGTCAACACGGGCGCGAACACGTTTCAGCTTTCGGGCGTCAACTCTACGGGGTACACGGCCTATAGCTCTGGCGGAACGGTCGCAGAAATCTACGAGATCGACAGCCCCTACGGCGAGAGCGACGTTCCCGATCTGCATACCGCGCAATCCGCAGACTATATGTGGATCACGCATCCCGGCTACGCGCCGCGCAATCTCACGAGAAGCGCGCACACGTCGTGGACCTTGGCGGCCATCACGTATTCGCGTGGACCGTTCGGGCCTCTAAACACCAACGACGCGCAATGGATGCGGGTTGAGCACACCGACGCGAACAAGAACTATCGTCCTGGCAAGTCCACGACCGTCTCGGCCAACTTCGACGCCTTCACCGCGAACCACGTTGGAAGCCTTCTCTACATGGAGGAGGTACTATTCGACCAATTGGACGTGACGCCTTACGGCAGCGACCGCGCGAACAACACGCAAGCGGCGGTGGGGGACCAATACTCAAACGACGGGAACGTCTATCAGTGCGTCGAGCGATCGGGCACGACGAACCTGTCAGGCCAAGTGTTCCCGGTTCACACCCAGGGCGATGCTTGGGACGGCCCCAAGGGCGCCACGAACAGGGCCAAATGGCGCTATCTGCATTCGCGCTGGGTGATACTTCAGATCACGGTCTACAGCTCGTCCCGCACGGTCACGGCGGATTTTGTCACCTACTGTCCGCACGGTCTCAATCAGCCGTCAAAGACGATCACAGGGGCAGCGAACGACGGCTCTGGAAACATCCGCATTACGTCCACGGCGCACGGGTACAGCGACGGGGACTATGTCTTCGTGCAGGGCGTCGGCGGTGTTTCCAACGCGACGGGCTATTGGGCAATCGAAGACGTGTCGGCCAATACGTTCGACCTTGTCGGCTCGACGTTTTCGGGGACGTACACATCAGGTGGTGATTCGCGCCGGTTCGCGACATGGCTTTGGCGGTTTGGTGCGTTCAGTGCGGAACGTGGTTATCCCTCGTCTGTGGCCTTGCACGAGCAACGGCTCTTTTACGCCAACACGACGGCGCAACCTTTTGGCTTGTGGGGCTCGCGTGCGGCGGATTACTCGAATTTCTTTCCGGGTACGGACGATGACGAGAGCGTTGCCTATGACATCGCCGCGAGCCAAGCTGATCCGATCCGGTGGCTTGCCTCATCCAACGATTTGCAGCTTGGCTCTCTAAGCCAGGAGTTCGCGGCGTTTGGTGGTGGCTTGGGCGACCCGATCACGCCAAGCAATACGCGCATCGTTCCTCAATCGGGCGAGGGCTCGGCAAACATCAAGCCGGTGAAGATCGGGACGGAAACGGTTTACGTGAACCGTGCCAAGCGCAAGGTTTTCGCGCTGGTGTTCGATGCGAGTACCAGCAGCTACATCAGCCAGGATTTGACGAAGCTGGCTGATCATCTGTTTGTGGAGCGGACGATTGTTCGCCTCGCCTGGGTCAAGAACCCGGCTCAATGCGTCTATGTGCTCCTCGATAATGGCGTATTGCTAAGCCTGACCTACAACCGCCAAGAGGAAGTGTTTGCCTGGGCGGTGCAGGAGATCGGTGGTACGTCGGTTGTCGTCGAGGACATCGCAAGTCTTCCGTCCACGGACGGTACGGTCGATGACCTTTGGATGATCGTCAAGCGCACGGTGAACGGCGGGACGGTTCGTTATGTGGAGTATCTGGCACCGCCATTTGAACCCACGAGTTCAACGGACAAGAACAGCGCGGCCTATATGGATTCGGCGCTGGAATATTCCGGCTCTGCCGTGACGAGCCTTGGCGGGCTGTTTCACCTTGAGGGCGAGACGGTCAAGGTGATGGGCTCGGGTGGTTTGCAGGCGAGCAAGACGGTCAGCAACGGGGCGATTACCGGGCTCACGTCGTCCACGCAGTTCTGGATAGGCTTGGGTTACACGTCGGTACTCAGGCCCTTGCGCATCGAGCCCCCAGGTTCGGGCCTGGCGGCACGCACCCGGAAGGTGAGCAAGGTGACGGCTCGCATCCTCAACAGCCTGGGCGGGCTTGTGGGACTCACGGAAGCGCTCGCGGTCAAGCAGTTGGTCAATCAGACGACGTATCCGCCGGCCACGACCAGCACGCCGCTTCAGACGGGCGAGTTCGATTGCAATTTGCCGGGGGACTTCAACACCGAGGGGCAGTTCACGATTGTGCAGAGCGATCCGTTGCCGCTCGACATTGTGT